GTCGCGGTCGACCTGGGCAGGCAGGGTGCCGCGATGACCCGGCAGCGGGCGTTGGACGCTGCTCGTACGGAGTGGACCGCGTTCCTCGACGATGACGACGAACTTCTCCCCCAGCACCTCGAACGGCTGCTGTCGTGCGCCGAGCAGACCGGCGCGGACTACCTGTACTCGTGGTTCGACGTGGTCGGTGGCACTGACCCGTTCCCGCAGCATTTCGGCCAGCCGTTCGACCCGGCGCACCCGGTGGCGACAACGATCACCGTGCTCGTACGCACCGAACTCGCCCAAGCTGTCGGGTTCACCAGGTCAGAGCCGTGGGGTGAGGACCACCAGTTCACCCTCGGTTGTGTCGCAGCCGGTGGGCGGGTCGTGCACCTACCCGAGCGAACATGGCGGTGGCATCATCACGGCGGCAATCTGAGTGGCCTCCCAACCTGGTGACCAGTGGCAATCACCTGTTGTGCGAGAGCGGAACAGGATGCGGAGAGCGTTCGAATAACACATCCGGCCTACCAAACCGATGGTGATCACAGGTCGAACACGGTCGCAGTCAGTGTCGTGTGTACCGGATGAATCTGGACTGTATCGGCCTGCACCAGCACCTTCCCTGTCAGTTTGAGCGTATGCGACCCGGCTGTGGTGAGCACAGGGCACCAGGACTGGCTCACCGTGGCACGAGTGGTGCCCCGGTAAAGGGCTTGCGCTGTCTGTGCGGTGCCGTCGACGACCAACTCACCGATTGTCGTGCTGGTCGTGTTACTGGACTCGACGTCGAACACCGCCGTCACCGAGCACACCGCGTTTGATCGGAGCGTGGTGAACGTCCAGAACGCCCCAGGTATGTCGGCTGCGGTGGTGGTCAGACGTGGGACGCTGCCCGCCGTGCTGACCAAACCTCCTGTGGCGGCGACGGAGTTGTTCAGGATGTCGGTGGAGCGGATGGGTTGGCTGGTGTCGCCGGAGATTGCACCGGCGATGACGTAGGTGGTGCCGGCGGGTGCGAGGACGACCCGGTCACCAGCCGTTGGCCGGTAGGAGTCCAGGTATGCGTAGTGCTTCGATGACAGCGCCGTTTCCCCGTCGAACGTGACCCGGGGTGGGTCGGTGCCGGTGTAGCCGGGGTCTACTGTGGCCAGGCGCACGGGTTTGTTCGCCGAGTCGCCTGCCGTGGCCGCCGACGTCGCGCCGATGACCGTGGCCAGGAATGAGCGTGGGTCCATGCTCACACGCTCACAATCCTGCGGATGATGTGCTGCATCGTCGCACCCGCTTTCAACGGCAGCACCCACTGCCGTTCCGAGTAGTTCTCCGACACGCCCAGGTCCGGGTACACCAGGGTGATCACCTCGTTGTGGGAGTGGATCGGCATCAGACCAGTGGGCAGGGTGATTTCTTCGTACACCTGTGAGGCGCGGAACCCTGCGCGTGCAGCCAACTCGTCTAGGACTACCAGCGTCGGGGCCTGCTGCCCGGTGCGTACCTCCACGATGGTCCGCCCCCGGCTGGGGATACTCGTCGGTGACGCCGGGTCGTTGTTGGAGAAGGTGGACGTGAGTGGGCCCCTGTCCGGTTCGGACACCACCAGCACCCACTTGTTGGGCACGCCGAACAGGTCCAGTGTCTGTTCGACTCCGGGGGTGATGACCGACTGGGTATCGGCGGTGTACACGAACTGCGACGGTCTGACCTGCGGGGACACATACGGTTGCACCACCGCCTGGCCGTGTTCGTCGAACCAGATCGACTCGTAGTTGATCGCGGCCAGCAGGTCGTTGACGACGGTCAGTTTCGGGGTGCCCGGGTCCCACTCGATCGTGGTGGGGATGACCAGCGATGACGGGGTGAGGTTCACATCCGTGATACCGGCACCGGTGAGGACTGTGGTGACCTGGTCGGTGTACAGGGTTCCTGACGCGGCGGCGTACCGGTTGGTGGTCTTGTCGTCTTTGAGGATCAACCCTTGGTCGTAGGCTTTGACTTCGCGGGTGACGACCCCGTTCGGGTCGGCCTTCCGGGTCGGGGAGGTGAGCAGGAAGACGCCTTGTGGCCATTCGGCGAAGTTCGAGGTGCCGTAGGGGCCGGTTGCGGTGCCGGCCCGGTGGATGCGCAGCGCTGTCGCGTCGTCGATCATCGCCGAGTACACCGACACGTCGTCGACAGTTCCGCCGAACCCGCCCTTACCCGAGTCTGGGGACCTGCCCACGACGAACATGTCCACTCCGGCCAGTGAGCCGATCGCGGTAAAGTTCGCCTTCCCCGACAGGTCGGCGGGTTGCCCGTTGAGCCAGACACGGATACCGACACCGGACTGCCACGACCAGATCACCGAGGTGGTTTCGGTGGTCGCGGTGCGCGGCCCGGTTTCTGCTGCGACGATCGTGCTTCCCGGATCGTCGAGTTGCACCCACACCCGGATGCAGTCCGTGGCTGACCCGAGCGGACCGGTGGCAGCGAACCGGGCGCCGAGACTGCGGTCCCCTGATGCGGACGGGGTGGTGCCCGACAGCCAACCCCGGTCATGCCCGGTCGAGTCCGCTTTGATCCAGGACACGACGGTGACCCGGTCGACGCCACCCAGCCACGTCCCGGCGCCGGATGCGGACACCGTCGCCGCAGTGGTGGTGTCGAACCCGTACGCCGACCCTGTGGCTACCAGCGCGGGACGGCCGGTGGTGACCCCGCCAGATACGGTTCCGCTCCGGTTGTTACCAGAGACGTCAACGGCGGCAGCNAGCCGCCCCGGATGGTTCGTCGAACTGCCACCGCAACAGCCGGTTCGGAACCGCGTCGAGTTCATCGCCGAACGTGCGGATGGTGCGGGGTAGGGCTATGCGAGCCCACGGGCGGATCCGGTCGGACAGGTAGTTGATCCCCCCGGTGTCGGCCAGGGTGAACGTCGCAGTGCGTTTGATATCGGCCAAGTAGTCGTGGGTGACCGATCCAGACAGGACATTCGTCAGGTCCCCGAGGCGCCGGTTGGCCTGGTCCAGGTGTTCGTACCAGAACGTCATCGTCGACGTCCCGGTACGACGCAGCAGCGCGTCACGGACCTCCGAGCCGAGGTACCCGTGCTGAGCCAGTGGTTGCATCACACCGCCTCGGTGAAGTCGGCACGGTTGACGGTCACATCAACCTGCGTGCCCCACTGCTGGTCTGTCTCCTGGATCAGGATCTGCCCGAACGCCTTCCGCCCACGGTTGTCCCGGTAACACCACACCCGCCTGGACGCGGCCACGGTCTCCAACGCGGCGACCTGCGTAGCCCAATCGGCGCCGTGGGGCACCTGCACTGTTGTCCGGATCTGCTCGGCGCGTGCCTCCCCGAACTCGAACACCGGCAGGGTGCGGCCGACGAACTGCAACTCTGTCGAGTCCAACGCGGGCGAGTCGGTGCGCCCAGTACCACCATGCAGGTACTGCGCCGCGGTCCCGGCCGGGTCGGTCGGGTCATGCAGCCACACCCCCTGCAAGGTCAGAAAGGCGGTGACGGTGTTGCTGTCGGCCTGCGCCACTCAAACCACCCCGGTCACCTTGTAGACGTAGGACTGCCCGGACGCGGCGGTGTAGTCCTTGTATGACCCGTTGCGTTCCACCGTGGCGATCCGCTCGAACATCGTGTCCGCGGCTTTCCGCCGGTACACGTCGTTGCGGGAGATCTCCGGTTCGTCGCCTTGCGGAGGCGGGTTGGTGATCGTGACCAGGATGTACCCGTCCCCGGAATCCACAGCAGTGATCACTGGTGCTTCCGGTGAGGTGTAGGACGGGGTGACCAGCCGGGTACCCGTCGAGGACAGGATGCCGTTGCCGTCCTTGACGGTGACCTCGAGGCGGTACTCCACCCCGGAGGTTAGTCCGGTGACGGTGGCTGTGGTCGCCGTGGACACCACGAACCCGGTGTCGGAGAGTGTTGTGCCCGTCGAGGTGGCGACGACCTTGATCCGGTACTGGGCCTGTGTCGCCCCAGTCACAGACCACGCCACCTGAACCGACGCTGATTTCAGTGTGGCGTTGTCCGTTGCGGGGGCGGTGATCGCGACCGTTCCCGCCGAGGTGGTGGAGAACGCCGCGACAGCCGAGTACGTGCCGCTGGCCCCCGCAGTGTCCCACGTGCGGACCTTCCACTGCCACGACTTGTCGTTGGCCAGCGACGACGCGGGCAGCGTGTGGTTCGAGGTGGCCGACGTGACTTTCCCCGAGTCGTACGCGCTGGCCCCGGAGGCGTTGTTGATGACCAACTGGTACGCCGACTGGGTGTCCAACGGGTTCGCGTCGGCGAACGTCCACCCGAACACCGCGGCTTTGGTCGCGTCGAACGTGGTCTTCGGTGTGAGCGTCGGCGCGTTGGGGGCGACGTTCAGGCTGTCGGTGAACGTGGCCCCACCCGGCAGGCGTACCTCCACACGCCGCTCATCAGTGGTGCCCCGGGGAGCGGCCAGCGCGACCACCGCCGAGGTGTGGGTGTGAACAGCGGTTTCCTCCCCAGACCCTTGGTAGGTCGCCAGGCTGAACCCGGTCCGTTTGATCTTCGTTGTGCCGGTGATGTCGACGTAGTAGTGCCAGATCTTGTTCGACGCCGGGTCGTACACCACATCCCATGCGGCTGTTCCCCGTAGCGTGTCAGCGGAAGGGAACGTGTTCAACCCTTGGGTGGTCAGGTCGGCTTGGCCGAGGATTACTCCGGCGTAGGTGCGCACGGTGATCGTCCCGGCCGCGGCGAACGCGACCCGGGACGCATCCAGCGGGATCACCCTCACCTTCGCGTCCGCGTCGTGGGCGATCGTCACCGCGTCCGAGGTGGTGAACGGGCCGCTGGAGGCAGCCAGTACATGCCCATCCGTGCCGAGCGTGTACTTTCCAGCGATCGTCTTGTTCGGGTCGTCGATCGTGTAGACGACACCGACGTTTCCTGACGCGGCGATATCCAGGCTCGACCCGGTCTCATTGGTGTAGGGAGCTGGGCCGGCCTGCGAGCTGATACCCAGCCATGTCGGGTCTGACCCGGACTCCAACGTCTGGGTTCCGTCGGTGTCTGCCAGCAGGGATTCACACACGGCGATGGTGTACCCGACCTGCCCGGTCTTCCCGGCGCCGGCGTTGTGAGACACGACGACCATGATGTGTCCGTCACCGGCGGTGGGGTGCCACGCGGCGGCCAGGTTGTTGATCGTGCCCTTGGTGTAGGCCGGTATCGAGTAGGCGATCTGCGCCCGTTGCGTCCACGAGTTCCCTGTGCCCTTGGCGTAGCAGGTGACCAGCACCTGCGTGTCGGGGGCCTGACCGTGCGCGCCGATCAGATACAGGTTGTCTGAGGCGTCGCGGACCAGCGCCAGTGACTGCAATCCGGCTGGCAGCGCGTACTGCCCGAACGCTGGTCCGACTGCGATGGCGTCGATGTCGGCCACGGTTGAGGTGGTCACCAGTTTCAACGCGACCAGCGTCGGATCGGCCTGAAGGTAGGCGGTGTCTCCGTCGGACAGTTGCACCATCGCCGCGGAGTGATACAGCAACCCAGCCGAGGGAGCGGTGAGAACAGTTAGCCGTGGTTCCTGCCCGGCCTTGTCACCGGTCCACCACGCAGCGTCCTCGGTGCCGGTGGGTGCCTGCCCCAGGCGTTGCCGGTCCGAATGCCACAGCGCCCGTACCGGGCCAACCGACCCTAGACGTGTGACCAGTTCAGTGGACCCGGCGTAGATCCGCGGTTGTGGCAGTGCAGTCGACATCTGTGCCTGGGCGAGGAACGGCAGCGTGCCCAGCGATGCCCCCGCGACGAAGTCACCCGTGTCTACCGTTGACCCGAAATCTTTCTCCCGTGCCACCAGCAGCCACGACGACGACGCGGACGAATCCGTCTCCTTGGAAAAGTAAGCGGACACCACCGCGGCGCCTGACGCCGGCACGGTCGAGGTGTCGTAGGACTCGAACTGCTCGAACACGAAGAAGGTCGAGCCACCCTTTTCCTGCCCGGCGGACTGGAACGTGTCACTGGCGTCGAGAAGTGTTTTCGTTCCCGTGCCCGCGCGGGCGGTGGAATAGGTCGTCGACGTGGACTCGACGCCGTTGTCCGACGTGGACGCGGACAGATTGTGGACGGTCACGCGAACACACCCCCAGCCCGTGCGACCTGCTGTAGCTGCCCGAACAACCCGACCACCCGTTGCATGTCCGACAGTTGATTGGCGTTCACCTGCACGTACACCGTCTGCTGAACTGGCTGAACACCAACACCGGCCGGGGTGGACGGCACCCGATCGGCCAGGTACTGCCGGATGGCAGGCCCGACCGCGCTGGCCAGGAACCGGGCGCCCTGATCGTTGAGCGGGATGATCCCCTCGGGTGACCCTGCTTCGGCGACCTGCACGATCTGCCCACCGGTCCGCGGCAGTGCGATCGACCCTGTCGCGTTCGCTGTGATCCCCAGCCCGGTGACCACAGACCCGATAGTGATCGACTTGGGGCCGTGAACGATCACGTTCACGTGCAAACCGATAGTCTTCGACGTGATCGACGCGATCTCGCTGCGAGCCACCTGCGCCTTGTGTTGCAGGTCCGCGATGTCAGCCTTGATCTTCGCCTGCTTCGACGCCGGGACCGTCGCGAGCTGGGCTTTCGCTTTCGCGATGCCCTCCTCGGCGTCAGTGATGTCCGCTTCCAGGTCAGTAACCCGTGGTTTCGCCGCCTCATCCAGCCGGCCGATCGTCCCCAGCAGCGCCTCTTTCAACGGCCCGTCGGCGTGCTTCGCCAACTCGGCCAGGGTGTCCCGGTACGCCTTCGCGCCGACCTTCGCTTTCTCGGTGGCGTCGGTGCCGGTGTAGTTCGCCTGCGCCGCGTTCTGCGCCGCCCGCGCCTGACCCTCCATCGACGCGAGCAACCCGTCGGTGGCCTGCTTCGCCTCAGCCGAATGCGGCCCGTACCGCTTGACCGTGTCGTTGAGGTTCTGCTGCGCCTGACGGGTGCCGTCGATCGCCTGCCGCAACGAGATGTCCGCGGCGAACGCATCCTCGACTGTCTGCTGCCGCTGCAACTGCAACGACAGCGACGACGACGCCAACACCACGTTCCGCAGCGACTGGTCGAGCGCATCAGCCGCGGATGTGGTCTCATCGATACCAGACGTGTCCCCCATCGTCGAGTCCAGGTTCGACGTCGAGGTGGTGACCTTGTCGATCTGCCCGTTGAGGATGTCCAACGCGGTCCGCGCCTGATCCGAGCCGGACCCGTGACGTTTCGCCGCGTCCACGTACGCGTCGAACGACTCGTTGATCAACTGGGTAGCCCGGGGGGTGGCGTGCAACGACTCCAACTGGTCGTTCAACGCCGTACGTGTCTCACCGATCGCCTTGGTGACCTGCTCCTGGGACTTGGCGTTGATACCCAGCGACGACGACAGATCACCCAGATGCTCGGAGGTTTTCTGGGTGGCGTCGGACTGCAACGCGAGGAACCTGGTGGTGTCTTCGGCCCGCTGTGCGTCCAACTGGGATTCCAGGCGCAACGCGTCACCCAGCCGGGCGACTTTGCGTGCGGCCGTGTCGGCTTCCCGCCCGCCCGCAACCAACCCGGACGCGACATCCTTCGCCTGGTCAGCGAACGACTTTTCCTCGCGGCGAACTTTGGAGTACGCCAACGCCAACCCCGACAGCAGCAGGATCACCCCGCCGGTAGCCAGCGACATCGTGGACGTCGCCGCGGTCACACCCCCGATCGCTTTCTCGGCGAGTTCCGACCCTGCCTTCAGTCCCTTCACCCCGCCGGTCACCGAGGTGACCGTGCCTTCGATGGTGTCGGCGATCTTGACGATCCCACTCCACGACTTCCACGCCGTGTACACGCCGATCACGCTGGTGGCCAGCGGTGCGAGAGCACCATCGGTGTGGTCGAGGACCGTGGTGACCCCGTCGAGGATGTCCCCGGCCGCGCGGAACGCCGGGGTGAAGTTGCTGACTATCTCACCGGTCAGGTTCGCCGCCGCGCCGAGGAACCGTCCCAGTGGGGGCAGGATCGCATCCACGTCGGACAGCAGTG